TTACTTCGTTTCATCTCTGGTCTGTTGATCAGTTTCCTCATGATCTGACTGCACAAAAGATTCTCTGGAATCAGGCGTATAATTACCGGGAATCCCCCCGTCTCCGCCCTTACCCTTGAGCACTTCAATGGCTTGCCGAATCACCGGTGGAATTGGTGCGCCCAGTTTTCCCCCATTTTCAATTATGGACAATAGCTCATTCGCGATATAAAAAAAGGCGACCGCATCCCTGAACAAATGTCCGTCTCCCAGAACACCGTCCACCAGATGAGCCACCGATACCATTGCAAAAATAAATACCTTTCGTGCGATGCCGAACATGCCGACATTACTCTCCAACTTGCCAGTCATCCCTGCGGCCGCGATTCCGCTAAAGTAGTCGAGGATGACGAATACGAGTAGGACGCCCAGGACGCCGGACCATCCTCCGAAGAAGTAGGTTACTGAGCTGGTTATTAGGACAAGGAGCCATTTCCATAGGGAGTCCTGTTGCATGGTTTCACCTCCTTTGTGTATTTGATAGTGGATGCCTTAGTAGCATACAACGCTAATTCTATTCTACTGTCGTTTGAATGAGACAACTCATTTTTCAATCTTCCCAATGAAATCCGACTTTGTAACGGCAAGCACATAACCACTTAACCCGTCATTTCTATAGTTGCAACAGCTACAGCAACTCCTGATATGTCAGGAACTGTGCGGGCAAAGACGAAACGGATATTCGCGGGTTAAAAGCCTCTCGATTAAACACGGATCCGCCCCCTTAAATATGAGAAGCCCCCTGACCACTCCAGAAGGCATAAAAATAGCGCTCAACAGGGAGCGCACCAACAACTAGGTTATATTAAACGCCCCGGAATAAAATTCCGGCTTCATTTAATTTTCCGCCTCCCTTTAATTTTTGAATCTTTACAAAATAACACTACCTATTAAATTGTTATCGGGCAACGATATGGAAACAGTAAAATTCCTAACTGTAACACTGCCAACCGACGGGTCTGTTCTTTTAACGTAAATTTGCACTAAGTCATCTTTAACGAAGGAAATATCTTCAAAAAAAGATTGAGTTATGCTCCCGCTAATAACTCTGTTCGTGCCAACAATTATTCCATTTTTGTAAATAACGCCTTCTGCGCCATAAGCACCCGAAGACATTTCGAATCTAACTCTAAACGTACCTGTTTTATTTACCTTTATTTCTTTTACTTTGGTGAAGGCGGTTGATTGAGTGGACGATGAAGAAAAACTACCCACTACGATAACATCCCCTGCGCTAACCGTATCTGGAATAGATAATCCAACTGCTCCGTCAATCAAGTAATTGTCTAACAAGTAATTATCAAGTAAAGGCATAGATTCACCACATTTCATTAAGATATGCCCTCCATCTGATCAGAGGGCATAAAAATAGCGTTCCCATTTCGGAACGCTTGTTACACGATATTGCCGTTTTGATCCATTCCAGTAGCTTCGAGAGCCGCTTTTACTTTGTCACGGTTACCACCAGCAGTTGGTACATCATCAATTGAAATAACGCCTTTATGAATCATAGCCACGTATACAGCCAACATATTCTCACCCCCCTCCATGATCGTTCCGGCCATACGGATCAGCAACCAAGCAATCCTATTCCGCATTGCCCGCATCCGGGAGCGTTGACAACAACAATGCGTGCAGCTCCATCAGCGCAAGTTGATTGAGTGTGTTTTCCTCAGCCAGCTTTTCATTACGCACGTCCGATTCTGCCAGCCGTTGCTTCAAATCATTGATCTGACTTTCCAATGAAAACGTTGGAGGTTTTGGTTCTTCGTCTTCTTTGACAGGATACAAGAACAACGGCTCCAATGTTTCAAGATCAATACGAACAATTTCTCCACCTTCGAACCGATCAAACATATACGCTCCATGTTCAAGTTGAATAAAGTCAACTTCTTCCAACACTTTCTCTGCCAATGCTTTGTACAATTTAAAGTCTTGTTCCTTTGTGGTTTCGACAACAGGCCCAGCGTATTCGGGAGTAATGACAATGACATTGCCAGAATTGACATCATAATAAACCTTTGATCCTATTAACATTTATTGCACCACCTTTTCCATGATGATCGTAAATTGAGCGGTTGAAGTTGTCGCAGCATGATACAACTGTTTTCCTTTAGCCAAGAAAATTTTCGGTAACGGCACAATCAATGTGTCATAAGGCTTAATTAATTTGCTATTAATTAAAGAAATCGACGTATTCAATGAAACCGTAGCAGCCGTATTCGTGCTATTGCAAATCACGATAGACTTTATAATTGCATCAAAGTCATTTGCAAGTGAATATATTCCGCCACCGCCTACAGTAACAACCGTAACTGCTTTTAAATACGGGTAATTTGCAGAATCATAATCTCTTTCAAATCCGGATATGAGCATTCTGACGCTTGAAGTGGACCCAGAAACGGTTATACTTTCTCCAGGCAAAAGAGGAAAGTCCAACTCGTCGAGCACCAAAGTATCTCCGCCTTTTAACGTGTGATCGTATGCAATATTTCCGCCGCCCATTGACAACCTAAACGTAACGACAGTATTAGTTGACGAATTGCATATGATTGCCGATTTTATTACGGAGTATTTACCCGATGGAACAGTGTAAACAATCGTCGAAGTCGTAGGTACATTTCCTTCGAAAATCGATTTAATTGTATCTGCCATTATTCAATCGACCCCCAAACATTTCTTTTATTTTGTAAGGCTTTAAGTGCTTCACTTAATGATCTTTCAACAACGGATAAGGACGTTGCACCTTGTTGTACGTCATGTACCAAGTTTGTAAGCAACGCCTTTTCGTTGTCCGGGACTGATCCGACAAATGCCGCTATCGGGAACGTGTCCAGCATCAGATATGTGACTTTGTAGTCGGCCGATGGATCGAACAATGAAACTGCTCGATAAGCACGCTCCAGTCCGTAACTGTTCGCGTCCGTAGACCTTTCCCACTTTTCCGAACGGCCGTTTTTATAAATCGTCATAACCTTTTTAGCTTTGTATTTTAGTGGGTTTGACGCAACTACACTGCTCGCATTTGAGTTTATTTCGTAAGTGCCCCATTGAGTCGATAATGCTGGCTTAGTCCCTTCACGCAACACAATCCCCGTTCCCACTTCCACCTGATTATCTCCCTCAATCAACGTCAATTGTCCCTCGGACGTGATCGGCTCGACAGTTGGTATTGCAAGTTGATATACGAGTTGGTATGTCGATATTGTCCCATCATTAATAGAGGGAGAACTCTCGTTTACTGGTACTGACGTTCTTAAATGTGCCCATGTGCTATTCCAGTTGGCCGGAGGTGAGTATCCTATCGGTGTCCATGTTTTTTGAGACGCGTTTGTCGGATCATTGTAATTGCTGGCGCTCATGTTACGCATCGTCCAACCCATGAAATACGCCTTAATCTCGTTGACTGTCGGCGTGTATGCGTCTCCCCATCCGCTGTCTGCGTTGGGAACGGAAATTGCAAAATTATTATTGAGTTTATCAATAGCCCATCCGTCTGCAATTGCCTCGTGAGATCCCCACGTTAAGATTTTCCCATCGTATTTAACAGCGGCGGACGTTGCCATAGAAGAATAGCCATAATTGGCGCCTTCTAACTTAGGGTATAGAGTTTTAAATCCGGATTTGTTGCCCAAGATAGTGCTTGTAATTCTACTCCCCTCAAAATCAACTTTATACCACTTTTTCATCTTGTAATACTGTCCACCCTGCTCAAATACTTCATCACCATTCTCACCAGTTACTGGATCAGCATATAAATCCGTTTGTAGTGTGTGCATAACGTCTTTACGTGGTTTAAATGATTTGGCTTCATTACCGATATTGAATATCGGGTTAGCAAAAGTAAATAATCCAACTACAGCCCCATTCGCATCCACTGTATTTACAACAATCTCTACGTAAGATGCTCCAGCGGGAACGGTAATAGACCTGTTTGTGATCTTATTACCTACCCTTTGTTTGCTTGCATCACAAGCGTACATATAACAAGATTCAGTCACTCCTGAATCGGATATAGTAACAGATAAGGCATAGGTTTGTCCTATCAAAACGGGAACATAATACCTTGCATATTGGCCCCACGTAGTGCTTGTATTTGTGATGCTAATTGTATAAGGAGATGACATTGTATACGACCCTTGAGACGTGCTAATCTCCCACTCATAAAATGGCGGCAACAGATTCTCCCCATACCTAATCACGTATGGATTTAGCACAGGTTGCACACTATCAACATAAGGATACTTAAGAGCTACCTGTTCCGGATTCATGCTGTCGAGCGCATTGTACTCGGATTCGCTGATTTCATAAAGGCGACCAGAGTCAAAGTAACCATACTGATTCGGGTTTCCAAAAACTGCAAAATCAATAATTCCACTCCCCTGCGTAGAAACTTTTTTCTTTGCCCATACCGTAACAAATTTATCAGTTGTCTGAACGAATGTTGAATATGGCCCGCCAAATTCTCCACCGAATCCAATATTTGCCCCTTCTACCGAATTTCCGTTTTTTACATTTGCAATTAATACGTAAAAGCTATTCGCTTTAAAATTAGGAAGAGACACTGTAGCAACACCTGCCGCACTAGGAGAAGCAGCGGAGTTAACCGTAACCTTTAGTCCACTGCTCCCGTCTACTTTATTCATCAGATCCAACGAAAGATTAGATCGAATGGCGTTCAAGCCAGTTAAACTCTCCATACCTCCACAACGCCCCAACAAATTCACTAGCGTGCGTCCCTTTATCCCTTCCAACTTAAATGCCGAGGCACGCTCCGCATTAATGATCTGCAATCCAGGCTCCAACGTCACTGTTCTGCGCTTCTCCGTATCCAGACGCTCTTTAATACTACTCACCTGTGCCGCTATTTCCTCAGCCTTTTCTTCCACTTGCCCTACACCCTCATCAACCTTCTCCCAGTTCTGATCCAAATACTTATCCAGATCAAAATAGGTTGTCGATGGCGATGAACGGTCAATCTTATTCAATCCCAAATTCGGTGTTTTTGGTTCATTCATTTATGCTCCACCTCCTGCAAATTTATCCTGTCGGGTCTGTTCGATCTCATCCAGCGTCATACTTTCAACCTCCGCAATCGTCAAATACCGCAGACGGTACTCCACGGTAATATGTGCAGGTTTAATATCCTCAATCGCTGCCTTCAGATCGTCCAGATTGGGCGGCAAGCCCCATGTGTCGATGAAACGGATTCGGATCAAGTACTCCTCGGGCGAAACGGATACATCAATCCCGCCACTTTCGTAGGCCTGCGCCACATTTTTGAGCATGGAGCCAGAGACTTTGCCGCTGCCGCGCATTTTGGAGATAATTACCGATCTCCGCTGGTCGTCCGGCTTGGCTTGATTCGTCTGAATCTGTAAATCCCGCTCATAACGTTCCAATGCCCAGGTCGCAGACTCCGGGTAGAATTGATCCAGCACACTTTCCAGACCCACCGTAAGCTTGTCCAGCTCAACACCTTCGGTCTCTGTAAGAAGCTGCATCTCCAATACATTCTCATACAAAGGCGGCAAAAGTGACATTAACACCTCTGCTTTACTCATGTCACTTTCACCGTCCCAAGAACAGCGACTGCTCCGGGGGCAATCTCCAGATTGGACATACCACCATTTACCAGCAGATTGCTATAATCGATCACAGGTGGGATATCCAGAATGACATTGGCAATACGTGTCCAACGAACTAACGGATCGGCAAAAGCCAGTTCTTTCAGATATGCGGCAACTCCCGTTTCAATCAGCGTTTTTACACTCTCATAAGTGGAGCCTGATGCAAGCGCGACCTGCACTTCAACATGAATGGGCACTTCTTCTGCTCCGACCACCGTGACCACGGGTCCAATTGGGGCAGCGCCTTCACCCATTCCATCCTGGGTTGGATCAATATATTTCTGTACTGCCTCAATCACCGCCTCAGCTGGTGCGTGCATTTCGTTGTTTAACAGCGCTACTTTTACCGTGCCCGGACCGTCCCATAACGGAAAAGCTTTTGCTTTCCCAACCCCTGAATTTTCCCGCGCCCACAGCTCAAATTGATATTTGTTCGCACTTGTTACCGGACGGGATACTTTATCCTGATATCGATCATACAAGGCCTGATCTGTCTCTTCGTCTTCACCTGGAATCAGCAACTGAGTCAGTTCAGCTGTCGTCAGTCCGGCTATATAATCAATAGGCAGCAGAGCACCTGTATATTCATTGCCTGCCGCTCCCGCAACTTCACATTCCAGTACATATTGTCCTGCACCGATTTGTTCCACAACAACATACACCCGATCCCCCGTGGAAAAACGACTCCCCAAAGGAATTTCGACGGGTTTGCCTCCATTATCCCGGAAACTACTAACCCAACGTGCCTTCGTGGCCGCTTTCCGATTAATGCCTGACCAAGCCACTGCCCGATCCAGGTACTCTCCAGAAGCTGTATCCGCAAATTTCAGATTGGCGTTCACATCCAGCTCGATATACATCTGAGTCATTTCCACTGCTGCTGGCGCAAGCGCATCATAGATAATGCTGCCTTCACGTTTATCCACACCATCTGGTACCCTATCTAGCATTCGGTTTAAAATGACTTCAAACGTCTGCTCTTCATACATTCATATTCACCTCCGTCTCTTGCCTGAAGCTGCCAAAATCCGTTTCAACGGTAAAAGATACCCGTACCCCATCTGCCTCGTGGACAAAATCGAACTCGGTTACATCCGAAATGCGATCGTCTGGAAGCAACGCTTCCCGAATCCAGCGCTCCAGCTCCGATTCCACCATGGATCGTCCCGCCATTCCTTCCCAAGACCATTCCATACCATAATCCGAAGAATAGATTAGATGCTCATAGCGACGAGTGGACAACGCTTTATACACCGCCTGTTTTACCGCATCTTTTCCATCCATTTGCAGTCTTCCAATTCGCTGACCAGAAGCTTGGAACACATACGTCAGGCTTGGAAGAACAGCCACTTCTTCCTGATCTTCTACGTTAATCTGCGCACCCTGTGGAATCATGGATTCACCAGCCGATCCAGCACAACAAAGCTGTCCCCACCTTGAACACGTAACAACAAGACATGGTCACCCACTGTCCAAACTTTGTTCGCTACGGATTCCGGAAGTACCAGAAAAGGCTCAGCCAATGCCAGCCGCTGTTCAACGGTAACCTCCAGAGACTGTGTATTAGTCACGGTTCCGTACATTACCTGAACGGGAGACTTGGCATCTACAGCGGCCACCGCCGCCTTTTTAATCACGTCCAGCATCATTTATCGTTACACCACCTTCAAATCCAGTGACATCGTGTGCACGCCTCCTTGTACCTTATGCGTACATTCGTCTACCAGAAAATATTGATTAATCTTGAGTTCATCGATTTGGATGTTGACATAACTTCCTGCCCTCACCTTGAAATCGCCGAGCGCATCCACTTTCAATGTCTGTGTCTCGCGGTTACGGAGCGTCATCAGGGTCTTCAGCATGGCATCAATCTGTCCTTCGTTCAGGCCATCGTCCGCTTTTTGGTACAAAAAAAGCAGCCCCCATTGACGGATGCTGCCTGAGTCCTGATGCACGAACGTTTCTCTTTTTCCTGTATCTTTGTTATCCCGATACAGCTTGATCTTGTTATACGTCTGGTCGTCAATCGACCGGGTATAGCTGTAATCCGTGAGCAGACTGTTATCCCCAATGACAAAGCCGTAAGGCATCTCTTCCACATCCCGAAGCACCAGCTTGCCGAAATCATCGTAAAAGATATAATTTTTACCGCCATAGATCAACGTTCGATCCAGAGCTTCACAGATCATATCAATCAGCTTTTTATTATCAAACAACATACGAGGAATGACGTATTTCGGTTGGATCAGATCGCCTACTTTCAATTGAAAGTCGGTAGCAATTCGTTTGATCACATCCGTAACGGTTGCGTTAACAAACTTGTACGTCTGATTCGCGGTCAAATAACGAGTCTGGTCGTACGCCTTGATTTTGACACTTTCGTCCTTGCCGCTATCCACCGAGAAGATATATCCGTAAAATATGCCTACCTCTTTGCTGATATATTTCACAACATATCCATTCTCATAAGTGAATTTCTTATTTTGGTACAGACTGCCCTTGATCAACGTGAATTCCAGAGAGGAAGGCTTGCCGATGCGGGAGGTTTTGTACGTAATGTCGCCGGCAATCTCGCTAATGTCCCAGATGTTGCCCTGCTTGTCATCGAGCCATAACTGCTCCTTCATGTTCCCCTGCTTATCGTCCAAACTTATCTGCTGCTGCATGTTCCCTCTCCTTTCACGGAAGCTTGATTACAAGTCCAATCGGTAGCTTCTTCAGTTGTGCATCCTTGATGCCATTCAGCTTCTGCAGCTCTTTCCAGCGAGATCCATCTCCCAGGTTGGCTTTCGCTACAGACCACAAGGAGTCTCCAGCTTTAAGTGTGACGGTCTTTGCCTGAATTTTTTCATTGGGCCGAGAGGCTTTGGTTTTCGTTTTCGAAGCAGCAGTATCCTTACTGTCCTTGAGTAGCACTACTTTTTTGGCGGCATAGAAAATGAACTGCTTCAGCTTGATATCATACTGAATATCCCCCACCGTGCCCGCTGTCTCCTTCCAGTCGAAGCTCTCAATGGAAACAGCCATATTGATGGTGTACCTTGCACTGGAAAAGAACAGCCTGACGGGTCTGCCCGTCTGCATCCAACGGATAATCTGCTTCACATATTCATACGGATCACGGTAATTCTGCTTCTGAACTTCTGGATGACTTGCATCGTAATTCAAATGATACGGACTGTAGTCTGCCGGAAAAATCCCGCTAAAACTGACTTCACGAAGCTTAGGCGATTTGATCACGTTAATCTCACCCAATGCGCTCACGTTAAACGTACTGCCGTCTCCCGAGTCCGAAAACTCAATACTCTCTGGTGTCACCGGGAAAAACATGTATTCAGAGCGGTTATTGAAACTCAGTTGAATATAATATTCCACTTATCCATACACCCCCTGGGCACTGGAGACGATCTGACTGTTCAGTCCATCGGTGATTTTGCTGATGATGCTGTCCACATCATGTCCGCTGTTAATATCTCCTGTGGTGACCTGAACGGTTGGTGTCAGACTGACAAATCGCTGAATAGCCTGCATCTCTGCAAGCTCACGCATCAGTTTCAGATCCTCGCTCGTCACATCCACTGTGCCATCCACATCTCCGATTTTGTCCACCTGTCCGATATTGTTAATTTTGTTGATGTTACTCATATTGTTGGGAACGACAGTGGGAGCGGGTGCAGTTGGTATCGATGGCATGGAAGGTGTTTTTGGAGTTGAGCCGCCGAAGTTTCCGGGTAATTTTGTTTCTTTGGAATTTGGATCAGGCAGAGAAGATATTTTTGATAATAGTTGTTTGGCTACATCTTGTCCCTTGTCAGCAACCGTTGGATCGAATTCTCCGTCCATCCGATTCATGTGGAAAACATCTTTGTCACTCTGTGGCTCAAATGATTTCAATGTATCCATCCAACCCTGGACGTTTTTACTAGCAAAGTTGATATCGGCTTCGGTCATGACAGCCAAATTTGTACCAAAGATATCATTAATAAAGGAAGCTACCTTTCCAATTGCCCCCATCGCTTTGCCCAAAAAGTCCTCAATTCCTACAATAAGATTGTAAAAGATCTGCATCCCGAACATTCCCAAATCGTAAAGCAATTTTTGAAGTGCATAGAATGGGTCTTTGAAGACATTGGCTATGAACTCTGCGAAGATGGCAAAATAATTCCACATTGTAGCGATTACAACTCGTACCATCTCCCCAAGCAGCATAAATGTACCGATAATCGCTCCCAAAATCTCAGTTCCTGATATTCCCATCATGCTTAAAATACCGATAACTGCTGCGATGGCAGCAATGACGAGCAGAATAGGCCAATTCAGTAATAACCAGGCTGCAACCAGACTGTAAACTTGGATAATGACCAAAGCCAGAGCCACAAGCGCAAGCGCCATAAGGATCGGCTGAATAATATCCCAGTTTTGTTGGATCACACTTGCTATATACAGAATGCCATTTACCAGCATCGTCAACGCATTTGCTGCAACCGTAAATGCATTGCTAATCCATTCAATAATGCCAGTGAATTCCCCATTGGCAAAAGCCTCATTCAATCGATCCAGCAAAGGTGTCAAGGCAACAAGGGCTGCCTGTCCGATCTGGCCAAGAACTCCGTTGAACTGATTCACAAGCATGTTCCACTTCTGTAGTGGTGAGTCAAGCATGGTGTCAAAAGCTTGTTGGGTATATCCTTGTTTTTGTAGAATGACATCAAGCTTTTGTATAAAAGCATCCAGATTGGATGAATCAATACTTTGTTGAAGGCCTGCTCCATTCAAAATTTCTTCTGGAATATTAAAAGAACTTGCCAGTTCACCGTTATCACCATTCATTGCAGCCACCAAGGCACCGGATGCATCCGAGATACTTTTCCCGTCTGGAGAAAGCATGCTTAGCCGTTTAGTCATGTCTCTCAGCTGATCAACTTGGTCCGTATTCTGCGCATACGGGATGAGAGATAAAGCGCCTTTCAAGGCATCTGTAACATTCTGTCCACTCTTGAAAGCTTCCGCACGGTAGCGATTAAAGATCGTCTCCCCCTGAGCATCATCACCAGTTGCAGCCATATAGCGATGCTTCAAATCCTCTTCCTGTGCTGCTGGAACAAGAACCGCTTGTCCTGCTGATTTCATCATGCTAATCCAGGATCGCACGCGCTGGGCTCCTTCTGCAAAAGCTGCGTTTACTTTGGCTTGTTCCTCGGATACCCCTTGTAACAGTTTGGATGCCATTGCAATACTGTTCAGTCGAGCAGAATTAAACATGGCACTTATAGCAGCAGGTAATTGTTGAAATTGCGTTACTATACGTGTTGAAGTAAGGTATAGTCTTGCAAACATGGCATACATTCATTTCTCCCTCCTCTCCCTTTTATTTCTTCCGGGCACGGCTCTTGGACCGTTCTTTCTTCTCTTCCTCTACCCGGATGGAGATCATGGCATAGATCGCCGCTCGTTCTCGCATGGAGAAGGCCATTAGCTCATGCGGCAAAATGTTTAATTCATGGAGAGCGTAATAAGCCAGATTGGCTTCGGAATCGCCCTCTTTAATTAGTTTTTTACGTCATCCACCAGTTCGTTCATATCCTGATTGAAGCCGTTCAGCTTCTGGACCTGTTCGCCAAGTGAGGCAAATTCGCCGGGCAGCAGCATTTTCCGCAAAAGCGATTCTGCCCCCATCACGCCATACGAGCGCTGAAGCTCTGCATTTTTCAAATCAGGGTACACTACACTTGCCGTCATTAGGCGAGCCATGTAATCATTCGCATCGATATCGGGGGTGTAGACACCGTTCTTGCCCTTGATTTTGCGGGTAGCCGCTTTGCGGCATTCCTGGTTCTCATCTTCGGTCATGCTGCGCAGTTTCCAGGCAACCGGTTCGCCTTTCTCGTCTTTGAATCGGGGGGACACAATATACTCCTCCGTTGTATCCATTGCTGCATTTTGGGCAAAAAACATACTCAATCCACTCATGTATTGTTCCTCCTCTAAAGTTAAGCTCCCCACCGCATGAAGCGGCGAGGAACAAGTGTAATGTGCTGAGAATGTGCAAGTGCTCTTCAAAAGAAGAGAACTTGCACGAGAATTTGGACACGCCAAATAGCCCGTAACACAGGCAGGTTGAACAGGTTTATTTTTCAAAACCCGCTGCAAAGTTAAACTCGTTATAGATCTATTGTTAGTATCCTTGCAAGTTCAATGTTACTTCGGCAAATTAAACGATACAGGCATATTGACATCTTCAAAGGTAAAGCTCACTTCCTCCTCCAACGCCTCGGATTCGGTATCCAGGGATGCCATGATCACACTGTCGAGGTTGACGCCTTTGAGCGTCACGGTCTGTTTCCCGATGGTGGATGAAGGATCTTCGTTGGTCACTTCAATGTCGAAGTAAGTGTCCACACCATTTTGCATGTACTGAAGCATCAGCTCGCGGAAACGGGATGTCGTGTAAAATATTGTCATGGAACCCGAACCAGACCAACCGGTTGCTTTGTGCTGTACGCCACGGCGGCCCAACGTTTTAACCTCTGCTTTTTGTTTCTCCACCGTTGCTTCGAGTGTCTTCACATAGAACATTTCTTCCGTCTGTCCATTAATCGTTGCGTATGCGCGGCCTTCCTGGCCGGAGATTGTATCGCTTGCTTTCAAAAATGCCATCTTAAACCACCTTCACTTTCATATATACTTTTTCAACGGAATCCACAGGTTGGACCTGAATCTCGATCAGAATACTGTCGGTTTCATTGCCCGGAGCAACAGTTATATCTGTTTTGGAATCAAAATTTTGAATCGCCCCAATATCCTGAAGCTGCTTCAGATAGGTGACACATTGGGAACGGAACAGGCTGCGCCCATCTTCGTTGTTGTTTACTTTGCCGATAAAATAGGACTCAAAAATCCGTTTCATGTCGTTGGCAATGCCATCGAGTACGCGAACAACACGATTTTTGGCAAAATGACGTGCCTTATCCGTGGTCACGGAACGGAACGTGTTTACATCCTGCTCCACAACCGCTCGGTTGCTGCTCGCCGTAAACACAAACTCGCCATTACGCAATGCCGCTTCTGTCTCACTATGCGTCAACCGCCCGTTAACATCCACCGCATCGTCATAGGCACGGAACGTCAGGGATTCATTCAGGTTAGCCCCGGCTGTTGCACCGGCTGTCCATGCTACGGTTTGTTTTGGTGTTAGAATGGTACCATCTGCGAGCACAACGCCGTTTTTGACACTGATGACCCCTTCATGATCCGCAGCCGGATAATCCGACAACACCAGTTGTACCTTCTTGCCCTCAGTGTCACGCAAACGCTTGATGTATGCCGTGTAGACCGATTTCAATGTCGCGTCGTCCGAGATCAGACCTACCGTGTTAAATTCCAGTACTTCCAGCTTCGTCAGGAAATCCGCATGCTCCTGGTTGGTTGCTGTACCATCCTGTCCACCTGTTAGTGGGAGCGCGGCTGTAGTTGTGAGGGCTCCTGCACCAGTGAATGTAACGTATGCGTTGGCTTCCAGTTCTTCAATGGTAGACGCTGTTTGTTTATCTACTTCTTTTCCCGCAAGTAAGGTCGAGACATCGAATTTGTCCCCGTCATTGATATTGGCAGAGATCACAACCGTAAGATCGTTACCACGCACGCCGCCATATTGAGCCGTTACGGTCAATGTATCGAGGGTTGCTTTCGCCTGTGTTCCGCCATTCAAACGATAAAGGAGCAACGTTTGTGACCGTTTCAACGCTTCACGGATGAGCAGCAATTGGGGTGCTGTCCAGTCATAGCCCAATTTGGCTTGTACATCTTCGCCTGCCTGTACAGTCAAGATTGTGCCTGCTTGTCCCCATGGCAATGGAAGGGCCAAAGCTACCGTTCCCCGCTCTCCTACCGTACCCGGCAATGAGCCCTCTGATGCAAAATTCATATATACGCCGGGGCGTACCTTGTTTTGAGTCGTCCATGTTCCTCCAGCCATTATTGTGCCTCCCCATTCATAAATTGTTGGATATGATGTTGCGCTTCTTCCATTGTGTATGTTTCTTGTTCCAGCAGTACTGCTGCCAGAATGTCTTTCTCCATCCGGCCGAATTGCCGGGATTCGGCGAACTGTGCTTTGCTGTATTTAGGATTGTTGTTATGTTCCAATTCCGGGTTCTTACGATCTGCTTCTTTCTTGGTGAACATCGCAAATGCGCCTCCTATTCCTTTCATAATAAATCCCCTCATTTGATTATTTATTCGTTAGCGGCTTTAAGTGTGGTGGGTCGCTGTTCCAGATGTTTCATTGTAGTGGCGGACTCCGACACTTTGGTCGTTCGCATGGTGTAGTACACTAGCATTCGCGGAGTATCGTTCTCCATCTCCCAACGCAGTTCTGTTGCCCGATAGGGTGTGCCCTCCACGTCAATTGTTTCCAGTGCTTCGAATAGCTGATCCGATAGTTCCCCCGGGATATTATCAACTTCGAGCCAGCGTATTTCGAAAGTGTGCGATTGCACAAAGCGATCACTGCGTTCCCGGGTGAGTTGAGCTGACAGCAGGCAGTAGGTGATGCCTCTAACGTCTGGGTTGGGGCCAGTGCTGCCAGTTGCCGGGCGGATTGGGATGTTGGGAAAGTGCTGAGTGAGCGTAGCTGCAATGGCTGTGGTTAGTTGGTTCGTGGTCATGGTTCACCTCCTTTTTATTGGTGAGATTTGAGATTAAGTTAAGTTTTTTTCCTATCTACCAAGAATCGATATCCAGACTAACGTGTTTTAAATGTAACTTCAGACCTGCCATGTGAAAGACGTAATTGGCGCCCCCTCCCTTTCTCCTCCATTTTCACTAATGGACAACAACTCATTTGCGATAAAAAAAGGAGTCCGCTATTAGAAGGTAAATATCATCGCTTATTCTCCTCTCACACCTGACGTGCAGCGATCATCATAGTGAGTTCTACTACTGCAGTTTTCAGCTCGGCGTTTTCCTCTTTCAATTCGGGAATGTCAGCAAGAAGCTCCGCGCCTGTAGGTTGTTCAGGACTGAATAGACTAAATCATAACCCCGTTTTCATTATCTAAAATTAATACCGGTGTATATGAACTCGTCGCTGACTTTACTTCTCCGTCTTTGGCACCGGGTACCAATCTCACAACGTTACTGGTTTCCTTGTGGTTTTGAATTGTAATCGGACATGATCATGCCTCCTTATTAAATGTAAGATCCGCCCACATTGGCGTTCCAAATCTCTTTGCTGTCCAGCAAAATCCGGTAAAGGCGAACGCGTTTCCATGTGGATACGCCGCTGTTGTTTGAAGCGTGCGCCCGCAAATAATAGGACCCGGACAGGCTGGAAACGCTCAAGCTAATTGTGGTCCTTGTCGTCAGTGAACCCTGATACGTCCGGGCGTTATATGTACCGCCACCTCCCATTTGGTCTGTTGACGCTATGAAAATCCCATCTGATTGGATGTGGGATGAACCTTCCAGTGTAAAATCAAATACCACGTTGGTAACGTTGGTCAGATCCACTGGTGTGCTTGTCACGATGCCCGCATCACCGCCGCCGGTGCTTGGGTTGTACGCGTAACATTCCACATGGTCCGATTGCTTGGCCACATATGAATTGCTGCCCCATACGGAACCTTTCCGCATTGTTGTTGCGGTGGACCAAATGGGCCGCCATACTCCCCCGACTCTCGCATAAATTTGTTGAACGTCCCGCCAAGCCCCCGAAACCTTGATGGACACACCATTAGGCGTTTTCCACATGCCGCCCACCTTAGCGCTTAATGCCATGCGTTATCCTCCTCCCCTGTATCATGAGTATTGATACCAGATGTCGCCGTCATTTCCACCAGAAGGTGCGGCAGATGAAATAATATGCCTGTTCTTAGCATCAAGGATAGATTGAAAAAGGTCGGGACTCCAAGTCGACCAAACATTGTTCTCTTTGGTTCTTTGGTATAAAGTTTGTACCCCACCGTTGAGCCGACTCGCCCTTTGGAGTACATACCCAGTACCGTTTGTATGGCACTGAATTTCAACGTACCACCATATGTCAGCACTTGCTGGTAAAGGTGAATTCACTAGATTATTGCCGTTATATTGTCCGTTTGCTGTCAAAGAATTAAGGTCAGTCCCTGGCGCTAATACTTGGTTTTTACCATCATCAGCCGTAAATTTGTGCTTTTGGAACAAATCACCCATGTGAACAATTCGGGCCAGATTTGGGGTAAATGCCGCTCCAGCTGTGGTTGCGATCGGGCCTGTATCAAACATGTAAACTTCCGTTGCAACAGTGCCTGAATACCGCATATAAATACCACGAGCGCCCAAGTTGGAATGAGTGTTTTCGTACTTGAATGTATTCCCGTCAAGAAAACAGTTACTACCGTACAACACCGAACCATTTGCAGAGCCAGAAAACGTTCCCCACTGATTCATAATCAATCGCCCTGTCATAGCTCCGCCTGTACGCGGCAAGTTTGCTGCATTAGCTGCTATCAGAGCATCCCTAACCGCCTTCTCTGTCGCAGCCACCGTCTCAGACGAGCCATCCGTCTTAATCGACAACTGCACCTTCCCTTTCTGCGTCAACGACGCATCGGGAATATCCATCTTGCTCACCGCTTCACGAAGCGTATCCAAATCCGCTTGCGTAGCTACACCTGCGTCAATCTTCTCAAAAATCCCATTAATACTCTCCCGGTTTACGGTCTCGTTCCCCAAGGGCAAAGGCAATTTCAATCGATCCGTTTCTTGTGGCATTACGCCCACACCTCCAGTTCATTCCAAGTCAGGGACGCGGCGTCCAGTTCATCCCAAGTTTTCTGTTTCTTGTCCAAATCGTCCCACACCAGATAGCGATACTCATACTCTACGGCCATATGGGCTGGTTTCAGTTCATCAATCGCGCGTTTGAGATCGTCAATATTGGGCGGGATGCCCATCGTGTCCACAAAGCTCACGGTAAAGCTCCACGCTTCTGGCTGAAACGTTACATCCACCTTGCCCCCGGCATACGCCTCAGCCACGTTCGCAACTAGTCTCCCTGAAAACTTACCGGCACCACGCAGCTTCGATTCCACCACGGCACGCCGCTGCTCCACTGGCTTGAGACGATCCGTCTCAATACTAAGCTCCTGCTCCCAGAAGTCCAAGCCCCACGTTGCTGTGCGGACAAAAAACTGATCCAACGTCTCATCCAGCGCCTGATACAGCAGATCCATCTCGGTTCCTTTAGACTGCATATCGGCCTGTATGACACGCGAAGTCTCATAATAGCTCGGCAAATATGAGAACAGCTCCCGCCCTTTCTCACTCGTCAGTCCAACATTCACAGCAGAAGGTGCACTCATGACCTGCATCCTCCTTTCCTTTTACATCAACTTGGAGTGTCTCGCTCACCAGCTCTATCCCGGATCGGCGTACTTCCCCCAAAATTCCTCGGTCCCTACACTCCCAAACTACTTCCTCATCCACCATCTGCCCAACGCTACTCATGCGCATCCACCGTCCCCAGCACCGCCACCTGACTCGCTTTCATCTCAATATTCTGGTCGCTTACACCGTTCACGGTCAGCTCCGAATAGTCGATAATGGGCGGAATGTCGAGCAGAATCGCCGCAATACGGGTATAGCGCACAAGTGGATCGGCAAAAGCCAACTGCTTCAGATACGCGGTCACCCCGCGTTCGATCAACGTTCGTACATCTGCCAACGTCGCATCACTTGCCAGCGTCAGCTTCACCTGAATGTTCATCGGCACTTCCTCTGCTGGTAAGACAGTCACCACCGGGCCAGCCGGTGCAACGCCTTCACCCTGTCCATCCTGCGTTGGGTCCACGTATTTCTGCACAGCCGCCACCAGATCGCTGCCCGCGGCACGTTTGTCCGTATCCAGCAAATACAATCCCACCGTGCCCGGCCCTTGCCACAATGGAATCACTCGCGTTGCACCAACACCTGGTACCTCACTGGCCCATTGCACATATTGCGATTTATTGCCGCTTGTTCCCTGATTTCGGACTTTGGCATAAAAGCGTTCCAACAGCGCCGTATCTGCCTCGATATCTGCCCCGCCTTTAATCACCTCAACGTTGGTTACAGAGGTCACGCCACTCACTGGTGTGGACAGCACGGTCACGGTGCCCGCAGGCACATTGCTTTCTTTTCCGGCAATTAGCGCCCGCACGCCAACACTACCCAGACCATCTTCTCCCAGCTCTACACGACCAACGGTTTCATATTCGAGTGAAGCCTCACCGGAGATTTCATCGGCCAACGTAGCCACAACGGTACCCACAGGAATCACCTTGCCTGGTGTACCCGCAAATTTAACCGTACCTTGTGCCGCTACCGCAGCCCGTCTCGTAATGCCATGCTCTCCCGCCCGCAGATCCAGCTCTTCCGAACGAAAATTCGGATCGCTGCTCGCCGCAGTACTCGCAAACCCACGTCGCAGTAATTCCTGCGCCCACAAAGCCGCCTCAGACAGCATAAACGCTACCGGGGCCTCCGCATCCCACAGAAAAGATCCTTCCGACTTGTCCAGATCCGCGGGCAGACGATCCAGCATACGCTGCATAATCTGTTCCTCCGTCTGGTCCTCCAAATAACGCGGAATCTCAGCCATCCCGTCAGATCACCTCACTTTCCAAAATAAACATCTCTTCCTGCACACTCGCCACCCGGCACGAGAACATGCACTGCTCCCGATTCCAATCAAACGTAAACTGGTCCACCGAATCCGTGCGTGGATCAGCCAGCAGTGTCTCCGTGACCATCCGGGTAATCTCACTTTCTATCACGCCCCGACTGTCACCCTGACCAACCAACTCATCCAGCTCCGAACCGTAATTTCGAGAGTAGATCACATGTCTGTACCGTGGCGTCTTCACCGCCTTGATGCACCATTGCACCCAGGCTTCATGCGCACCTGCCGCAGCGACTTTGCCACTTGGAGTCAGCACAAAATCCCCCGCATCGTAATCGAATCGCCAGCTCCGTCCAAATCGTACCTCTTCCGAAGCCGCTCCCGACAGATCTTCCTCATCTCCCCATACCACACCCGTTTCCGGGAACAAACTAGGCATTCGCACTCACCACCTTACACAGCACCACAATGTCGTTACCGCCATTCACCCGCATCGCCAGCACACGGTCTCCAGCTTTCAATCCTTTACCAAGAGACCACACTGCTTCTTCCACTTCCTCTTCTTGCAAAAGAAACCTTCCCGTGCCCGTCGTTCCGCCGTTTGCCACGTCAGGTATACCGGAAATCGCGCCAGCAGCCTCGCGCTCCGGCAGTCCAAGCGTGCCCGGCAACTCGGCCACGAGATAGTCCTGCACTTCGTGCTTGAAATCATCCAGCTTCACGCCGGATGAAGTCATCGTACCCAGCACCGCGCCCATGCCGCTCACAGCCTGACGAGTATGTGTACTCATTGCACCCCGCATGACCTCGGCAAAATGCCCGTACGGATCATCTTTATTCAAGGTAAACCCTCCTTTTCACCATCTCGGCCGTGCCCAGCTCCAACGTCATCGTTCCAGGTCCAGCGGACAGATCACGGCTAACCGACATGACGATCAGTTTCAGCCCTTTGAGCAGCACCGCGTCTCCGGCGCGAATCTTATTTACATCTGGTGCAGATATGGTAAAGGTCTCCTGAATACCCGTCAGACGGCTTTTCGCCAGCTTCTTGGCGGCCGTCGCTGTTTTGACCTGATCGTCCTCGATCAGCTTTTGCAGCGTGCCCAGCTCGGCTACACCATCCTGCTCAATTGCGAGTACTTTGGAAGGAACCTCTTTGCCACTGCTGGACTCCGAGGCCGCCATCACTTTAACTTTGGTGACCGCACCTTCAAGCGTACGCATTTGGGTCAGATCGATCAGCCGATCCAGCTCATGCACCTTCGCATTGCTGCCCACCTTAAATAGCTGCAACCCGCCTGGCGTCATCCGCGGATGATACATATCCCCGCCAGACTTCACCGTTTCCTTCAGATCGGCAAACATCATCGAAAAAATCGTCTGCGACCGATACACCGCTTTGCTCAGCTTCGTTTTGGTATCCGGCAGTGCGGCGTATGGGATTTTCCATTCCTTGGCGTACGTTTTGAGACGTTGGGTGGCAGTCTGATCTTTGGGCAGCAGGAACTCGTCCTCTGATTTTTCCAGATAAATCATCCGGTCGTAGGCGGTCAGGGACAGTCGCTTGGTTCCGCTGTTCGAGCTTTCCACTTCCCAGATGACCGCAGGGTGCAGCAAGTGAACCATTGATTTTCCGCCAAAAGGAATCCCGCTGATCCGCACCGGCATACCCGGTGATATCGCAGGCAGACCCGAAGAAGCAGACACCGCCAGCCGGATGTTAGCTTGATACGCAATCTGGTCGAGCGAATCCTTCAGCGTAATCGTCTCCACCAGCTTGGTGATGTCATATTTGTCGTCGACAATGACCTTGTAGGTCATGGCATCACCAGCTTTTGTCCCGGCTTGATTCTGTTTGGATCACTGCCGATCGTTTTCACATTGAGCTTGTAAATCTCGTTCCATTTGGAACTGCTGCCCAGCTCAAGCTTTGCTATTTTGGACAGGGAATCGCCAGATTTGACGGTGTAGGTCTTGCTGCTCGTTTTCAGATCAGTACGAGAACCCGATTTGCTCGCGGATGTTGCACCGCCAACCTTCTCCACTTTGGAATCCCGCCACGTGCGCAGCGTAATATCAAAGTAAATATCCCCACTCTCACCGCCCCGGAAAGTCGTATTGTGCGAGATCAGATACACCGGCACGTTTACTCCCGTGTTGGTAATGATGAAGCGCAGCGGCTTTTTCGATACCAGAAACGTATTCAGCATATTCATCGCTACACGTGGATCTGGAAAATCTTTTTCGTACATGCAATAGGATGCATCATACTCTTTGGGAAAAAAAGAAGAGAAGGTGATCTCCTTCACCTTCTCCCCCTGCGCAAAATCAAACTCGCCATACTCCAACATATTAATCGTTTCGTAACCTTTGGAACGTGAAATTGTAAGTTCCTCCGGTTTCACCGGAAATTGAAACTTCGTTTTCCCATCGATCAGGGTAAATTCCATTTTGATACCTTCCACGTTATCTTCAAATACAGTCATGACAGGCCTCCTTTCTGCTTAGGCCATAATGGTTTTTCGGTTTTCCATCGCACGACGGAACTCTCCGGAAATTCGCTGTCCAACTTGGAGTGAGAGCGCATCGTAATCGATGGCATTCTCCCGGACAGTCACCTGCACAGCACCTTGTGGTACGTTGACGGAGATCTGGTTAGTCGTCTCGGTTTTAAAATCCTTGAGGTAACCGGACAGACTGCTCATCTGATCTTCTGAAATTTGTACGGTCATCGTGGACGATTTGCCCGTGGCATTCGCAGTTGTCTGCGCTCCGTTACCGAGTGCCATCGCCTGGGATTGCATCACGCTTGGCCCCATGAATGCCGCTGACGTCGACTGGCCGCCCATGCTGTTCATATAACCCATCGGACCTGTTGTAGTGAGTGCAGATGGAATATAGGCAGGTGGCGGCATCGGCGGGCCGGCGGGTACTGGAGTTGGTTCAGCAACCGTTGTTGCCTGAGCTATTGAGGCTGTGGACGGTGATGCAGCAGGAGTTTCTTCTTTGGAACCACCAAAGAAACTGGAGATACCACTGAAAAAATCTTTCGTTTTCTCCGTAATATTATTAACTCCCTTTAAAGCATAGGCAGTCATTTTCGTAACACCCTCCGCACTGCCATTAATCAATCCACCTACCTTATCGCCAACCCAGCCACCAGCTTTCTCGCCAAGCCAGCCACCTATTGCACCGCCTACCAGGGTTCCACCCACCGGAATTACACTGCCAAGGATGCTGCCAAGAGTAGTTCCTACTGCACTACCAGCAACAGAACCGACCGCACGCGCGCGTTCCTCTGGAGGGGCGCTTGCAAGATCATTAATATTGCTAAACATACGAATCGGTGCAAATAGCTTGCCTGCTCCCTTAGCTAACCCGCCACCCAGTTTACTCATTATTCCAGAGGCTCCACCACCTCCTGCTCCTCCACCACCAAACAGTCCTTTGACATCTCCCCACATTCCATCTATACCACCGATTAAATCGGAACCTGCGGTCGAGAAATCGTTCATAAAAGTAGCTCCGCGTTTCGTAACCCTAACCGCTTTCTTCCATTTATTACCCGGGGTAGATGGACTAGTTATTTCTCTCCACAGCTTTTTTCCACTACTTCTCGCGTCAAATCCCTTTTTTACTCCAGAAGAAATCAATTTGCCTCGATCAAACATGCCTTTCATCTTTTGTAAAAAGGATTTAGGCTTTTCTTCGCCTCCTGATGCCGCCCCAATATTGATGGAATCCAGCTTGTTACTCAACATAAGAATAGATTGCGTGTTTACACTCAAAGCATCAATTAATGGTTGTGAATTCACATTCAATGGCTGTGAATTCACATTAACGGACACACCTGAAATTTGGTGCTTGACTTTGAGCTGTACATTAGCTGTAGCATTCAGCATCTTAGATCGGATTTGCTTCATTTTTTTCAACAAGCCATTTAATGCTGGAGTAGCACTGTCAGTCAACCCAACCGTCGGCGTAATCCGCAGCCTGCTCAACCGAACAGCCGTACTATAGATGCTTTCCAGCCTGCGCCCGGTCGTTCTAAGCTCATTGTTTACCTTGATCAAACTCTGATAGCGAACTCTGCCCAGACGTTCGGTCGAACGCTGGATCTGATCCAGATACCGGATAGTCGTCCGCATTTCCGCATTGGATTTGGACAAACCCACAATCATTTCTGCCATTTCTTTCACCTCCTGCCCTTTCTAATTATCGATTCATTTGCGAGGTGATCGCTGCCAATTCCTCTTCCGAGAAAGCAATCAACAGCGAACGTTCCCCGCGTGGCAAAGACCAGAATTCTCCGGGCCGTAGATGATGACGAACCCACATGTGATACAGGAACGTGGTCATCCCGCCGGAGTGAATCAGTTTTTTAGGTCTTCAATCTCCACACCGAAGCCGGATAGCTCGAGTACCTTGTCACCAACGGCGTCCAGCTCACCCGCGAGCAGCATGCGGCGAACCGCTTGTTCCCCACCGGACAGCTTCATGCGGCCTGTGATGCGATTGTCTCCCCAACCGGACAGTTCGAGGCCGCGCACATTCATTTTCACCGTTGCTTCGGAAATCAGCAGCGCATTAAACGTTTCGGTATCCACCTTTTCCTCGCTGCGGCCTTTGACCGTTTTACGAATCGTACAGCGCTCGCGGATCTGATCCACTTTGGAGGACGTTAATCCACGCAGGGTCAGCAGCAGATCCAAACGTTGAATACGTACATTCTCTTCCGGCAAACGCTCTGCTGCTTCAAACAACTGATCCAAAATTTGTTCTTCAGATAGATTGTCATTCATACTCATAGGGTGCGATCTCCTTCTCATTTCACAATTGGGTTAGTACATCTCCATATTTAGGGACAACAAAGAGACCGAGAATTTCTCGGCCTGCATATGTATCCCGCTTCTGTTAAATCTCGTTGCCCGTACGCTTGATCAGATAAGCTTCGTTACGAGTCTTTCCGAAGTCCGAAGTCATTCCATCCTTAGTTAGCAACAATAGGATTCAACAGATCAAACCCTTCAAATGTAAAACCTGTTTCCTCCGGTACTTCCTCACCCGCTGTCCAGTTAGCAAGTTGGATTTTGTCCACCATGCAACCTTTCAGCAGGACACTCTCATGTCCGTATGATTCAGGGTCGTTCAGCTTCGAGATAATCTGGAACTTGGTGAAGCCGCGCTGGATCATATCCGAAGTGACTTTGTAACCCGTCATCGTACCTGTTCCTTTTTTCGCACCATTTTTGTGTACTTTCCAGTCGTTGCCGACCAGATTCAGCTCGCGCTTCTCGATTTCCACGCTAGCCTCCAGCTTATTAATATTGGTCTGCCACACACCATCGATATGCAGCTGACCATGGGTACCGAGAATCACTCTTGACGCATCCAACATGACAATTCCTCCTTAGGATTAGAAAATATCGTATATACCATCGTTCACCGAATCGTAGTTTCTTTAAAATACCGTTTTCTTCTAAAGACCTGACTTATTGCACGTAAAATGTTCCAAACAACTGCTCCATCACATCCGTCAGTTTCACATTCCATTGCAGGAATACCTGATCTGCCTCCGGCTTGAGAATCGGTGCAGCACCATAATACGCCGGATCGAGAACGACATCGTATCCCTCAGCTTCAATGACATTGCTCTGTGCGAGCAGGGCCAGATAGGCTTTCATCGCTCCAATTAGTGCCTGACGTCCTTCTTCCGTATTGTTCACTTTGCCGATATACGTATCTTCAGCAGAACGCTGCAAGTCCGTATTAATCGCATCCATAACACGAATGGAACGAATTTTTTTCCAGGCATTATTCTGTCCTGCAGCAGGGGTTACGAGTGTATTCACTCCGCGAAGCGCCTTCACCTGACGTCCATCATGGAAGAAAATAAATACGCCGTTCTGTACCGCCTGCTCCTGTTCTGCACGCGTCCAGCGACGCGTCACGTCATCAAACGGAGAAGGTGCGTATGTTGTGGATTCATTCAGACGTTGTCCGGCAATCAGACCCGCGACATAAGCAGACGTTTCCGCCGAGCTATAGAAAGCATCTCCCAATCGCACACCCGTACCAACATTAATTACGCCTTCGTGATTCAACGTAAGTGAACGTGCAGAAGCCTTCTGTGCAGCTGTTGCGGAAGTATCATCCGCCGTGGTGCCGCCGAATACAGCCATCACTGGCTTACCCTCACTGCGCACACGTTTCACCCATGCTGCAAAGCTCGCCAGCAAAGGCGCATCCGCCGCATGATCCAGTGCCAATACGTCAAATTGCTCACCTTCCAGCGCGCCCTGTACAGCGATATACTCTGCATTGGTCAGACCGTCATTGCCACTTGCACCACCTTTGAATGCCGCACCTGCAACGGTTGCAACGGCACCTGTACCCTCACCAATTGCCTGAGCGTTAATCCAAATGTTGCTTTCATCCGCGTTAATCTCTTTCGCCAGGCCAGCCGCCGAAATATCCGCAGTCAGAAGCGCGTACAGCATCCGATTGCCTTCAAACAGGCGAACCTCATGCTTCGTATTATCAATTACACCCGGCTGAATCGTGACGTAGAACCCGTTACCTCGGTCCCCCGGATATTTGGCGTTCAGTTGCAGAACGGCTGCATCACTGCTGTCTTTCAGCGTAAGCGTGGCTGCTTTTGCCGCTGCTCCGGCTACCCGATAAGCGAGCAGCTTTTTCGGTCCACCCAGCAGGGCGAGCTTCAAGGAAGTATAAGCTGTCCCGTTATCCAGGGCATGTGCCGAGAAAATAAGTTCAATTGCAGCTTCACTGCCGACTTCTACAAAAGCGCCCACCGGACCCCAGTTTGCCTTAATCGGCACAACAACCGTTCCGCGATTACCAGCCTGAATGGCCGAAGATGCCGCCGCCTGAAAATTCATATATAAGCCCGGAAGTACCGGACGATTCGTTTGCTCCCAAGTTCCGCCTGCCATTATCCCTTCACCTTCGCTTTCATAAATTGGTTGATACGTTCCTGTGCTTCTTCAATGGAAAACGTCTCTTGCGCTGCTTCGTACAGCGCACCGTACAGCACCTCTGCCTTAACGGCAAAGAGTGCTTCGGCATGATTCATCAGCTCGGCCCGCGTATATTGCGGGGCAGCCTGTTTGTTTTTTTTCACGGAGCTTGCCATGGCCATCTCACCTCATGGTTTGACTAAGATTTTGTAAAACGATGATCTTACGCTATGATTTATGAGCTATGATCTTGAAGAATGAAGCTATAATTTTGAGCTATGAATTTTTGATCCTATGAATCTACAATTTTGATGCTAATGCGATCATTACAAAGCTACAATCTGGAACCTGTACTCCGAGTTCCTCTCGACGATCGTTTACTCTATCCCCTTGCTATGATGAATCTCGCGGATCAAAGGTACTTCCGAACCCGGACGGCGAATACGTTGCTGTAATGTCAGACGTATCTGTCCATTCAAGTAGGCGTCTGCCTGCAAGTCGGCAGAAACTTCTTCCACCGTCAAATATCGCGCACCATCAGTATCCGCCAAAGCAATACGGGTCTTCACAGCCAGTTGTTCAACCAGATGTGTGACTGTTTCGCGGACATCTCCTACATTCGCAGCCTGCACATGCCCAACCCACTGCTGTCGAACCTCCAACGTCGAAGTCCCTGCGGCAGTTGTGCTGCATCCAGCCAATCTCCATAACACAGACGGCATACCATAACCTCCGGGCCATGCATCCCCATATACGGACCATTCCTGTCCAAGCTGAGTTCGTGTCCAGCTTTGAAGTGCAGCCATCCACGAATCTGCTGTTTCAGCTTGACCGCGTTCCATCGTTTCCGGAACATACACTCCAAACCGCAGGCTGCGCGTCACCAGTCCAGAACTGGCGTCCACACGATCGCAATCCGAGGAGCCCAGATAAATACAGGTAAATGCCCCGCCTTCCTCATCCTCCAGCCGAACCTGATGCAGTCCATCCTTCAGCGCTGCCGACCATGCTTCCACTTGTTCAGCGCCTCCGTCTTCGGGACGTGCATATGGAGAGATTTTGATGACCCTCCTATATCCCGCCCAAGCAGACTTCGGTACTTCTTCCGCAAAAGCAATCACGGCACATGGTCCGGTTAACACCTCTCCCGGTGCTGAAATATCCTGTACTCGGCCATTCCAGGCAGGGACAAGCGCCTCCAGCTTCATCTTCAGCGTTTGCCTGATGGCGCTGCTTAATCGGTCTGTGTGTGCCAAAGTGTTTAATCCACTACGATTAGACACATTCATTTCGCCCCCTTCAGCTGCAAGTTTGCGATCTGCCCACATTGCGCAGCGACAATGTAGCAGCAGCGAATTCCCCATTAACGCAGCTATGAATATCTACCGGAGTCAAAGTCGGACACCATTCACCGCCATCAAAAAGACCGGCCCCTTGTGGCCGGTCTGTACATTAGCGTATGTGCTTTCGGTGTGTGTCCTTTGCTATTGATCCGATAATACAATCTTACACCCTTTCATCCCTAGCGCCGATGGTGATTCGTACGACTTCGGTGCGATTAAGGTTGTAACTGGGGTGGAAAAAAGACGAAAATTTAGCTGAAGCATAAGATGTCTTATTAACATTAGTTTATTTCTTTGTATTTGGTATTATAGGCAATGAGGTATTTCTCTGTAGAGTCCTCTACTGCAATCATATCTGTACTGTTTTCGTTTTTGATTTTAAATAGTTTTGTACCTACTTTGTAGGTGTTGGAACTTATAACGTTCCCATCACCGTGATCTCTCTCATTGGTCGAGGATACCTCTATTTCACCTATTTGTTCAGCTAGTTCCTCCTCTGAGATGATGTCATTGCTTGTAAAATAGACTTCTTCCTTTAGGTTTATCATTTTATCTGAAGGGAAACTTTCTCTGGATGAAGAGCACCCAATCAAAAGTAAAATCAATGAAACGATCAGTATGAGTAGTAATTTTCTTTTCAT